AAAAGATTTATTACAGATAATGCTTTATAATCCAGAATCAAAAGAGTTTTTCTATATAAGCGATTTAGATATTAATGATAGTAGTATTAAATATCATTGTTATAATGGAAGGTCTTTATTAACAAGTATTAAAACTGTAGAAGGAAACATTAGAGATGGATTAAACGTTGCTGATGTATTTGACCCAAATACAAGAGATAAATATACGAAAGATAATATTAACAAAATAAAAGATAATAATAGAATTAATAAATTATTTGGAGGTTCTAAAAAAACAAACAAAACATTAGAAATATATATTCCTAATAATATAAAAACTATTAAAAAACTTAATAAATATAAGAAAAATACACCATTCTATGGTCTTCAAAAAGTAGGTATTTTAGTTGTTAGTAAATCATTATTAAAAAAGAAAGAAACTAAAAAGAAAGAATCAACTAAAAATAAACAACCAAGTAAAAAGAAAGAATCAACTAAAAATAAACAACCAAGTAAAAAGAAAGAATCAACTAAGAAACAACCAAGTAAAAAGAAAGAATCAACTAAGAAAATAGAAAATAAGAAAAATCCAAATAAAAAGAAGTAATTATTTAATTATTAATTATTTTTAAACATACTATTTGGTCTTTTGATATTTTTGTAATAATATTCGTCTTTACATTTATATTTATAGAATAAGATATATTATACTTTTTATTTTTTACAATTCTATTAAGATATTTAATAAAATGTTCCATACATTTATTAGAAATATTTACGTTACACATATAGAAGTATTTTCTCCAAATAGTTTCAATTATTACTAATTGATTAAGTGATATATATAATTCATACCCATTATTGATATTTTTTGTAAGTTCAATCATATTATCACATATACTCTTTTCTAATTTAGAATAATCTGACATTCTATCCGATAGATTAAACATAGAATCAATCATACTATTATTCCACTGTTCTAAACAAGGTCTTACAATATCTCTAATTTTACCTCTTTGAGACCATTTAGGAGTACTATCTGTTAAATATGGAATACCTATTTTATGAGCGTAATCATATATATCTTCTTTTTTGATTTCCAATAATGGTCTATAAAATATAATATTTTCAACAATTTGAATATCTTTCATTCCTTTCAAATTATCATATTTTATTTTATAACACATATTTGTTAAAATATTTTCAAAACAATCATTTTTATTATGTCCTAATAGAACTTGTGGAATTCCAGAATGACCAAGTTTATTCCATACTGTAGAATAAGTATTAAATCTAACATCTTTTGTATATTTTTCATAAGTATCTCTTAAAGAATATTTCATACTTAAATCTCTTGTAATCTCATTTATATGTCTTACATATAAAGGTAATCCTATATAATTACACCAATCTCTTACAAACTCAAACTCTTTGTTACTTCGATTACAGTAATTAATAAATACACAATTAGCATTAATATGTAGTTCATTTTCGAGTTTCTTAATGATATAAGAACATACCATAGAATCAACACCACCAGATAAGGAAATTTGAATAGAGTTAAAATGATTATTTTTAATAGATTGTTTTATAACATCATATAACATATGTTTATTATTATTATTATTTAAAATGATAGGACAGTAATCTAAGATATCAACGTATTTAAGAAAATATGTAATATTTTCTATAATATTATTTTTATTTGGTATATATTTTTCTATTTCTGTTATTTGATTTTTAGGTATTCTTTCATATGAAGCTTTTATAAAACCAATTAATTTATTATGGTCTTCTTTGCTTTCAATTTTCTCTAATTTATTCCAAGCTTCTTTTAGAACTTTATAAATATTTTTATGAATATTTGTATGTCTCATAGGTAAAGAAAAGAAACACCATTCTACAATTGATAAATTATCTGTATTATAATTTTCTTTTACAAAATTATATATCTCTAAAGATTTTTCTAAATAATCATCTATTTTATTTTTATTACCACGATATATATGTCTTGGTATCTGATCGTATATAATAATATAACTTAAATGATACTTTATATCTTTATTTGTTCTATCCCATTTTTCTTCAATTAAATAATTATAATTTGTATTAATATAATCATCATATATATTCTTAGAATTAAACCAGTATTCTGGATGATTTAACCAGTCTTCTAAAAATATAGAAGTCATAATTAATATTTTATTACTATATAGAGCTTAATTTAAAATCATTTTTTATTATTATTATTTCACTTAAAGAAGTAATAATTTATTATTTATAAGCTTTTAATATTGATTAAATAATAAATAAAAATGGAGACATCTATATATTTTTCAAATACATTAAAAGATACTAATAAACAATATAAATATGTTTTACATTTATCTGATATTCATATTCGCACAGGTGATTTAGAAAAATCAAGATATGATGAATACGAGTATGTATTTCAAGAGTTTTATAGACATTTAGATAATCTTAAAAATAAAGATGATACAGTAATTGTAATTACAGGCGATATTTTTCATCATAAGGGAAAGATTGAGCCGTCTGGTATTCGTTTAGCACAAATATTTATGGATATATTATTGAAACATATGGATGTTATTTTAGTATGTGGTAATCATGATTATAGACAAGATGATATTAAAATACCTGATATGATTGAAACAATTTATAAAAATTATATTCAACAGAATAGTATTACAAAATATAAAGTTTTTTATCTAAATAAAACTGGATACTATAAATATAATAATATTGGTTTTTCTGTTGTTGATATTCGTGATACATTAAATAATTGTAATACATATGGTAAGAAAAAAGTTATATCACCATTTCCTAATAAAAGTTATTGGGATGATAAAAAAGATATAGAATATAAAATTGGATTATTTCACGGAACTATTTTACCAAGCCGTTTAGTAAATAATTTACAATTAACAGATGGTTATGACTTAGAGTGGTTTGGTGACTATCCTTATTTATTACTTGGAGATAATCATAGACAACAAGTTCATTCAAGTGAAAATACATTATGGGGATATTCTGGTTCATTAATTCAACAAGATTTTGGAGAACATTTTGGAGAGCACGGATATTTACTTTGGGACTTAGAAAATAAAATATCTTTACATCATCCTATATTTAATAATTATGGATTTTGTACTATTAAAATTGTTAAAAACGAATTATATATTCATAAAAAATTAAGAGAATGGAATAAGATAGATACTGTAAAGTTTCCAAAATATCCGTCAATTCGTGTATTTAATAAAGAATGCTTTTTACTATTTGAAAAATATTGTAAGGAAAATAACATATCTCCAAAGTCAGTTCAAATATGGAATTGTGATAGAAAAAACTTAGACGAATTAGATATTATTTCTAATAATGAAAATAATGATTGGGTAAATAATTTGGAAGAGTTAAATACAAGTAATAAATGGTTAGAATATATTTCTAAATATGCTAATACTGATGATTTAAAACAGTATATTATATATCCTGAAAATCTAAAATTACCTCTTATAGATAATGATTTTGAATTTTCAAAAAAGTGTAAAGATAGAAATATTAAAATACAACAAGCGATAGATGAATATACTAATATGATAGGACAATCCCAAAAAAATATTCAACGTATTGAATTATTAAATATGAACTGGAGTTATTTAATGTGTTATGGTGCGAATAACTATTTTGATTTTAACAGTATGAAAAATAAAATTTCATTATTAAATGGTAAAAATGCTATTGGAAAATCATCATTCTTGGATGTTATATGTATTGGTCTATATGGAGAACCTACTAAAATGAGAAATCTTGTAAATGGTAAGAAAATGACTGATAAAATTATTCACGATAATAAACCTGTAAATAAAACAGCTCCTTTTGTAAAAATATTATTTAAGATGGGAGATAATACATATGAAATCTATAGAGCATTTGGAAAACAAGCGGCAATTAATAAAAAACATCTAATTTTACAAACAAGTATTCAAATATTCAAAGTTATTACACATAATTCTATAAATTATAAAGAATTAGTATGTGAAGGAAGCACATTAGTAAATAAATGGGTTTCAGAACATATTGGAGATATGGAATCAATATTAATGAGTACAGTTATTTGTCAAATTGATTTAAATAACTTCTTCCATTTAAAACAGGATTCTCAAAAACATATTCTTGATAAAGCATTACGACTTGATACAGTTTCTATCTATGGTAAAATTTTAAAAGAATCTTTGTTAGGTCATAAAGATGTTTTACAACATATTAAAACAACTTTAAGTACTATTTCAAAAATGAAAAATACTAATTATGAGCCGGATTTATTAGATAAATTACGTGAAAACTTAGATAAAACAGAAGAGAAAATAAAAGAAATGGAAGAAAATATAAATGAATGGAGTAAAAATATTGATTACTCACTCTTTAAAGAAAATGAAATACCAAAAGATATTAATGAAATATTCTATGAATTAAATAATGAATATGTGCTTGTAAATAAAAATGGTAATATTAGTGATGATGATATTAAAAATTATCATAATTATGCTGAAAAAATAAATAGAACAATAACAAAATTAGAAGAATACAAAGATATTGAAATAATTGATAATATTCAAACTGTTAAGAATAAATGGTTAAAGAAATATGAAAAATTTATGGTAAAACAGCCAAAGTGTGATGTAAGTATTGAATGGATTGAAAACTCAAAAACAGAATATAATAAGTGGATTGATTCTGATTTTATAAAAAATACTTGTATTCCTTTACTTGAAGAAAAATCTGTAGAAGAATGGAAAAAACAATATGAAGATTATGAAAGACGATTAATAGATTTTGTTTTAATTGAAAAACCAAAAACTCCAATACAAAAACGTATTAAAAATCCTAAAATAAGTAAGAATGAATATGATAGTATATATTCTTCCTATAATTCTTTAATTAAGAATATCCCATCAAAACCATATTATATAGAACAAGAATATATTAATTGGAGAAAAGAATATAACAAATGGGAAGAAAAATATAAAACAGAAATAAAAGAGACTAATACAGATATACAAAAAAAATATGATGATATTACTATAAAAATAGATACATATGAAGAAAAAGAGAATGAATTAGAAGAAATACTTACAGATATTAATAAATTAGATAAAGAATTACAATCATTCTCTCAATTTGAATATAACCCAGAATGCTGGGCTTGTAATAAAAATCCTTATAAAATAAAAGAAGAAGAAATAAAAGATAATTATTCTAATTTACAAAAATATTCAAAACAGTTACAATCATATATCAAAAAAATTGCGTCTAAAAACTATATTGAAAAATGGAAAGAACTACAAAACCATTATAAGATTTATTTAGATACGAAAGACATTATTTACAAAGAAAAGGAAGAATGGGATAACAAGATTAATGATTTTAATATATTTAAAGAATGGGAAAATACAAAAAAAGATTTGGAAGATAAAATAGAATTGTATAAGATATATGAAAATCAACAATTATGGAAAATATATGAAGAACAAAATAAAATAAAAGAAGAATTAACAAATAATTTTGAAAATATTAAAACTAATTATAATTTTGTTTGCAATTACGTAAAAGAAAAAGCGGAGTGGAGTAAAACATTAGATATATTGGAAAAATATAAAGAAACTTATGAAATGTTTTGTATTTGGAATAAAGAACATCAAATTATTAAAGATAAATTAGAACATTATGATAAAATAATTAGTAAAATAGAATTACAAACAGAATATGATAAATATAAAGAGGAGTATGCTATCTTAGAACATAAAGTAAAATTATATTTAAATTATAAAAAACATAAAAGTATGTATTATTCTTCTTTATTAAACAATCAAAAGAAACAATACGAATACTTATTGTATAACAAACAAAATATTACAAAAGAGATTGCTGTTATAGAAACACAAGATAATATTATAAGAACACAGAAAAAGATGTATGATGATTTACAATATTTTGAAAACTTATATATTACTCAAATGACTAAAATAAAAAAACTTGATGAATTATTAATGGGTGATAAAACTAATGGTGATGGTTATAAAGAATGGATTTATAAACATCAAGTTATTCCTCTATTAAATAACGATATGAATATATTTTTACAAATGTTTGAAGATTTTACATTTGAAATGAGCTATGATAAAAATAATTTCATTTATATGTTAAATGATAGGGGTAATAAACCAACTCTTGATAAGTCAAGTGGATATCAAAATTTTATTATAGGTTTAGCATTAAGAATTATTCTAACAAGGATAGGTGCAGTAGGACAACAATTAAAGCATTTGTTTATTGATGAAGGTTTTACAGCTTGTGATAGTGTAAATATTGAAAAAGTGCCTATACTATTAGAAAGTATTTTGAAATATGGTGATTATCATAGTATTCTTATAATGTCTCATTTGGATTCTGTAAAGGATTGTATAAGTAATACAATTAATATTGTAAGGAAAGATCCTTTCTCATTTATAGAACACGGAGAGAAATATACAGAGATTGATATATATGATAGTAATACAGGTAATATTATTCCCAAAAAGCAAAGGGGAAGACCTAAAACAAAAGAATAGTTTTTATTATTTTAATTATTTTTATTATATTGAAACAGTTTAAAAAATAACTACAATTCTATATTAGTAATGTTATCGAATAATTTAAAAATACAGTATTTTATAAATGGATGATAAACAAATAGAGTTTGTTACAGATAATGAGTTAGAATATACAAAATTATATGGAGTTCCAGGAGGTGGAAAAACCAAATGTATTATTGAAAAGATTTTATATTTATTAAAACATAATATTATAACACATCCAAATGAATTTTTAGTTTTAACTTTTTCAAAACACGCTTGTGAAGATTTTATTAGAAAAGGTAAAGTTAGGAATAATGCTATCTTTTCACATAATAATATAAAAACCATACATTCTGCATGTTATTCTATTTTATTAAACTCAAATAGTAATAAAATACATTCTTATAATATTTCCACAATTATATATGAATGTAGTATTATTTTAGAAAAGTTTAAAGACTCGTATAATGAAGTCATAGATAGTTTTATCCATAAAAATGAAAAATGGAAGACAAAGAAAGTTATATTTATTGATGAAGCACAAGATATATCAAAGTTACAATATGACTTTATAATGGCTTTGGCTAATATTTATAATTGTAAAGTTATTATGATTGGTGACCCAAACCAGAATATTTTTCAATTTCAAAACGGAACTGATAAGTATTTATTGGAACATCCAGGAAAACACATACAATTATCTTATAATTATCGTTCATCCAGGGATATTGTAGAGTTTATAAACTATTTTAGACCTTGGAATATGTATAATAATATTAATACAAATAATGATTATTTCAGAAAACCATATATATTTAGCAGTAATAAACAAGGTATATTGCAACATTTAATTCTTGATTTAATAAAAACAAATGTGGAATATCATAAAATAGCTATTATTGCTCCTATCAAATTATCAAAACCAAATGTAATTAGTTTGTCTATGATAATAAATGAATTAATAATATGTAATATTCCTTTTGTGAAACATTATAATGATACAGATACTGATAATAATTATAATCATACAAAAGATATTGAATATGGTAAAATAAATATATTTACTATTCACGCTTCAAAAGGTTTAGAGTTTGATAAAGTATATTTGTGTAATTTTCATTTAAATTCTAAAGGTTCTTTACCAACATATGAAGAAAATATGGAAAATAAATATTTATGGTATGTCGGTATGTCAAGAGCAAAAAAGTATTTGACAATTTATAGTTTAACAAACCAGATACTATTTCCGTCAATTTATAGTTGCAGTAAAGATTTATACAAATCTAATATAAATATTACTTCAAGAGAATATAGTTTTAAGAAAAAACCCAAAACAGTAGAAGTAGATGTTCTTCCAATAAAATCTTTTTTAAATTCTAAAAAATGGTTTGATGAACACGAACTCTATAAATTACATAAGTTATTTGAATATGAAGAAACAGAAGTAGAAATGTTTCATTCAGACGTCCAATTATATGAATATACAGCATATGCTACATTATACGGTTTATTTATTGAAGATTGGATATTCTATAAAACAGCACCCTTATATCGTTATACTTATATTAAACAGAAACAGTATGACTGGAAAGTTCCATTACCATTACATTTATGGAGATATATAAGTGTAGTTAAGAAGAAATATAAAAATATTCACTATTATGAAACATTTTTAGAATATATAGACCCTCATAATGAGAATGATAGAGAAATATTAAAAATATTAATGTCAAAAGATGAATATAAAAATAATTATTTCGATTTTTGTTATGATAAAGGTGTATGCTATTATGATAAAACATTATACTTGTATAATATAAAACTTTTAGAAGATAATAAATTATCTTTGACAGAACAAATAAAGACGGTATGGAATATTGTATTATTTAAATACCAGATAGATTTTGAATGTAAGTATTATCTTGAAAAAGATTTTTCAAATCATTTAATAACTTTAGAAACATATATAAAGTGTATTAATGATAATACGACATTAGGTTCAAATACTCTTTTTCAAATACCAGTTTATTCTACTGAGGTTGGTATAAAAGGTATGATAGATGCGTTGGATGATAAAAATGTGATATATGAGTTTAAGTTTTGCAAAGATACAAACTTACAAGCAGTATTACAGTTATTTATATATGCTTCTATATATTATTCTAATTTATTACACAAAACTGTAGAGTTATGGAACTTACAAACAGGAAAGAAATATGTTTATAAATTTACTAAAAATAATATTGATGAAATAAATAGTTATCTAATAGAAATTATTAACAACAAGTCATTAGATTTGTAGCTTCACCTGCTTTTACTGGACCAACAGAAGCATCTTGTAAGTGGATATCAAATGTTCTATTCATTAATACATCACCTTTTAAGTCTTTGCGTATAGGAACAGTATTACATTTACTTGAAAAATAGTTCCAACAAACTTTCGTTATTTTTTTAATAGATAACATTAAAAATATCGATATTATAAATAAAATACCAATCAAATTGTATTTACTTAACTCCATATATACCTAAAATAGTAATATACTTTTTGTTATAGTTTCATAATATAAGCTAATACATAATAAGGAGGCATAATATTTATATTTTCAGATATACCTCTACCATTATCAGTTTTAAAAGTATGTGTATGATTACCTTCTGTACTAGTTCTATTCCAACTTCCACCTACCCATACCCATGTATCATTTCCAGATTGAGGAGCTTGACCACCTCTCGTATAATATGAGTGTGAATGGGCACCAGAAACATTTGTTGTTCCAGAATGAGAATGAGGTGGTAAATTACTTTCTTTTAATTTTAGTTCTTCTCTTCCTCCAGAATTACCAACTTTATATTTTGTTTTATCTGTTCCTAATATAAACTTACCTCTTAAATCTGGTGTTCCATTAGTACCATCACATAAAACCCATCCTACAGGTATATCACTTATTTTACCAGACCACATAGTTATTAATCCTGAAGGTATTAATCGTATTCCAACATCTTTATTACGTAATGTCATTTTATCAAATACAGTAATTTCATATGTTTTAATACCAGATTCTATTTCTCCTTTACTAATAAAATCAGAAGGTGTTAATACTTTTCCAGGATTATTCTCCATATCTTTAATAATTAATCTTTTTTCATTATTATCTTCAAACTTTTCAACTTTTTTAATAGAACTATTAATATAAATAATTGATAGTATAATAATAAATATTATTAATGCTATTATTTTTGTAATTTCCATATAAACTACTATCTATTAATAATATGAAATAAATAAATTAAAAATAATTGAAAAATACTATTTATAGTTTCATAATATATGCTAAAGCATAGTATGGAGGAATAATACTGAAAGGTTTGCCATTTAATTCTCCCGTGGATTGTGTTCTATCCATCTTATAAAATGCTCTATTATCTTTATCACTTCCTGTATTACTTCCAACAAGATTGTTGTCAATTTGTCCGTTTGTTTCAGAGAAATATCTGTCTTTATAAGCGTGTGAATGGTCTGGAATATTACTTATCTTTAGTGATTGTTCTTTAGTTCCTCCAACTGAATTTACATCAACACCGTAACCAGCACCTAATACAAACTTACCGCTCAAATCAGGAGTACCGTTTTTACCATTACATAAAGTCCAACCAGCTGGAATAGATTTCATATCTCCAGACCAAAGTATAATAGAACCAGTTGGGATAACAGCGCTTTCAAAACCTTCCATTCTTACAATAGGCACTTTGGTATTAATTAATATTAGGTAGAGTATTACTAATAACACAATAATAGATACAATTATTTTAGTATTATATTTCATTAATTATCTTAATTATCTTAATTATATATAATATAAAAATATATAAATAATAAAATATTAGAATAAAAAATATAACTACAAATTTAACATAAATTTTTGATTTTTTAAAATTCTTTTTTTAAAATTGATTTTTAAAATTCTTTTTTATTTTTTTGATTTTTTTGTCAAAATTTGTAGTTATATT